CAAACGCCTTGATGACAAGACCGTTCTGCAACAGCAGACCCGGACACACAAGCACCCACCCTGCCTCAGCAGCAATGGTGACCTCTGTCAGATCGTCGGGTGAAGTAACGCCGCCGTATTCGATGGTCAGTTTTCTGTCCGTCGAATCGGTGTTACATGCGTACAGCCACACCTCGTCCAAGTCCGAAGTGCCTGCTACCGCAGTATGAATCGTTGTTCCCGCCGTTGCGGTGGGAACAACCTTAATGTTCTTGCCTGTCGTACCGCCAGACAATTTAACCTTTGAATACGTTGCCATAGTTTTTCCTTAATTGAAAACAGTGTTGGACAGAATGTCGCTTGCATTGCCATCGCCTTGAAGGGAAACAGTTCCCGTAGCATCAGGCAACGTAATTGTTTTGTCAGAACCCGTAGGATTCGTAACATGCAGCAATGTTTCGTAAGCGTCGGCGCTTGACCCCTCAAACGTAATGACAGGATTAGACCCATCAATTTTGATGCCAGCCGCAAACGTCGCCAGTTCGGAAACAGACAATGTACCTTGTACAGTCGTCAACGAACCCGACGCAGAAATAAACGGCGTCCCAGTAGCCCACGACACGACATCGTTAAAATTGGCGTTCATCTGCGACGAAACAATCGTCGTTCCTGCACTAAACGAATTCGTAACACTCAAAGCAGCCATTAACGGATTCTCCTTGTCCTGTACATGGCGACAGCGGAAGTTAGGCCCCACGTTCCCCGATTGCCGTCGGCAGGAGAAACACTGAACCTTAAACTAATAGCCTTGGCTGTCCCAGCCGTCGGCCAACGGAAGAACTTGTAGATGTTCGTGGTCCCTCCCGCTGCCCATTCGGCATTATCCCACTGGGCCGTATCCCACACGGCTGAACCAGTCACTCCAGTAATAGATTGCGTCTGAGTCACAGATTCCGTACTTAAATCGTAATCCTTGTAGATGCCCATCCTGACAGTCAACGTGTTGTCCGCCAACATCACAGTGCGCGTCTTGCCCCAACGCTTAGTAAACGTGGGTCGATTGCCGATAAACCAGCCTGTCTGGTAAAACGATTGAATTTCCGTACCCGTTGACCCGTCGTAATCGTCAACGTCTTCTGCAGCATCAACCTTACTGACACGAGTAAAAGCCGCTGTACCGCTCACAACCGAAGTCACCGCCAGCCCCAGATGGGTAGCGCCAGTCGGACGATAGGCCAACAGGGAACGAGCATTAATGTCGTAGCGTGTCCACGCCCCCGATTGCCCCAGAGAAGGATCCCACATAAACGTATTGCGCCTGTTGGTTTGATCTGATCCCGCCAAATTGTCGCCCGACTGGTAGTCCACAGACAGCCACAGTTTTTCGTCAAACCACATCAAAGACGGGGCTGTACCCAACGTTAGCGTTGCCCCATCATCAATCGCTGGCTTGAGTCTCTCAAAGGCCCACGCCAAATCGTCATAGGCCAACAGGTATACGCCGTCTTCGGCGTACCAGAAAAAGATTCCAACCGTTGAAGCAACGGGGCTGGTTCCGTTGCGGCATCCTGCCGCACGGGTAATGTTCCGAACCTCAAACGAATCCCTGCTAAAACCATATATGGCGTACACGCTGTTCTGTTTAAACACCAGCAACCTGTCGGCGTCTGGGATAATGGCCGTTATGTAGTCGCCGTCTTCCCCAATGTCGATGTCGATAAAGTCCGTGGCTGTCCAGTTTTCTGCATCGTTTACTTCGGAAAACCTGACACGGTTCTTGTACGCCGTTCCAGACTCGGTGGTGTAGGCGACCCACACAAACTGTCCCCAAGTGGCAAGATAGCGTGCCGCTGGAAAATGACCGTCTGAAGCGTCGATGTCTGGCGTTAATGTTGTGGCATTGTTCGACCCGGCCCACCTCACCGCCGACTTGGTGCCTTCGCTGTTCAACAGGCTGCCATTGGAAAGATAAGTGTATTCGTTGAACGTGACACTGCTAGGGGGCTGTGTTCCTGCGAATATGACTGTTCCTGCCGCTGAAGCGACGGCTGTACTTTGAAAGTTGCCTGATGCCCCGTTGTTCCAATATAGTTTGGAGTTGCCGCTGTGTTTGACAGAAGCCAACACCTGATTGACGGAAGCGTCAGAATGTTGGTAGACGGCGTAAATCTGGTCGGCTAAAGCAGTAGCATTCAAAGCGTCTATTGAGTTGCGACGCGACACGCCCCCGCGTGGGTCAACGTCTACATTCAATAACGCTGGAGATTCATTGGGTGCCAGATTGAACTGATCTGCCCTCAGGTTCAAACCACCCGTAAAGTCGGCGCGTTCGTCGTAACGGTAAGGTTCAGCGTACCCCGTGTTTCTGAAACCAGCGGCTGGTAAAGTAAAAGCCACCGTTACTCCCACGAATAGCGCAAACGGTCAGGCATGTAAACCTGTGACCGCCAACGCGAAGCGTTGCGAGAATTGAGCAACAATGGCTGGGGAGCAGGCGAATCTTCAAATCGTGCCCGCAAGTTTTCCAGTTCTCCTTGGAACAAGGCAAAGTATTGGTTGCCCATTCCGGCGTCTTCTTGCTGCTGGTATGCCCGATAAGTAACGTACAAAGTGAGAACGTTGTCGAAAGGATCGGGCCAATCCGGGGTATTGGCGTCGGCTATGCCGGAACGATAGATGGCGGTATTCCCACCAAAATCTATGGCGTTGCGGTAGCCGCGGGCGTAAACTGTGATGCCCGAAGACGGTGTGGGGTACAGTCTGATCTGTAAAGTGCCCCCCTGATTGCCCCACATAGACCAGTACCACGGGTCGCCTGTCGTGTTGGAATTTAGTGGATAAATGATGTCGCCGTCGTCGCGACCAATAAATTCCAGTATGTGGTCGTCGGTTCGTAGCGCCGCTATTTCTCGCAATCCCGGCGTTTTGGGGGCGGAAGCCCCCGAAAAGGTCACCCCGTCGTGGGTGAGTTGGACTCCTGTAGACGAGTCGGACCCTACGTCGGCCAGCGAATAGTCTTTTGTAGAAGCGACAGTGTCAAAGGTAACAGACACTTCGTAGAACGGCCACCGTTTTTCCGAATATACAACAAGGTTGTAGCCTTCCCTGATGAACGTGTTCAACACGGAGTCGGAAATGTCGGTTGTGTCGATGTCAACTACGTTGCGGACATAGTCACGCATTTCGCTTAATTGCAACGCAGTCTCCTAATCTTCTACTGGTTCAGGAGCGATTTCCTCAGATGGTGTCGCCACGGGGGCATCACGGGTGGGGGCGGGGTTCACGCGGTGGATACGTCGGTCAGGCCCAACGGCGTGACCTTCAGGTTTGAGCGTCTTATAGTTTCCCGCAGGTTCATCTGCGGGGCGCTGACCCTGTTTGTATGCGTATGCGAAACCCCGTGCCATGATGCCTCCCGTGGCAACGACCGTCTATCAGGGATCAGTCGCTAAGAGCGTAGATCATTCCCTGACGGGCACGGTTGCTTACAGTCAACTCGCCGTAGCAGAGCAACTGTGAAAACACCGCATCCTGATTGGTGGGTCGCACAAACGGCGTTGGCTTAAACCAAACGTCGGAGTGTGCAACTAGTTGGAGGTACTTGGTGTTCAAGAAGAACATCTTTCCATCCAAGTTGGTGTCACTATCAAACGTGATAGGTGCGCCCTTGAACAGCAGGTTCTGGAACCCGCCGTCGGCCATGTCCGTATCCGTGTAACGGATCTGACCGTCAAGCAGAGCCTCGTAAGCCTCGTACTCGTCCTGATCCGTGATAATGATCGTCGGCTGGTCATTACCAACCGACACGCTGTTGTACACAGTCGCCATAGCGGCTACGGTCAATACGCCAGCACCCGCATCGGCAGGGCCGTTGCGGAGGGTTGAACGCCACCATGAGTTGTCCGAATCGGTAGCGTCAATGCCACCAATGGTCATCCCAGTCCCAACCAAATTGTTGAGGCCGTTCATGTCCTTTTGGCTATTTCCCTGACCGTCGCTGAAGAACATGGTGTTCATGTTTTCAATGATGGTTTCCTGTGTCTGGAAAATCTTGCCTTCCAGAAGATCAATGATCTGGGCTTCGCCGTTGTTTTTGGCTTCCTCCATACCGTTGATCGTAACTGTGGCTGCATACTGCTTCCAGTCGAACTCAGCCGCGCTAATGCCCGTCTGTGCCGTCGTAGAAATAGTGTCCGTACCTGAGTACGAACCAGCCGTTGAGTTGGTCCCGTAAATCAACGGGACGACGATCTTCGAACCACCCGAAATACGCCGAATCGTCTGACCGTTCGTCAAGGCATAGAACAATGGCCTAGCCGAGAAGATGTTGTCAGTAAGTTTCGGGATGTAGTTCTTGAGGGTGGTAGACAGAATCTCGTCAAAGTTGCTGTTGCCAGCCGCCATAACCTGTCACCTCGCTTATTGGTTACGAAGCAAGTTCTCGCTTGGCGTTCTCAAACGCCTCACGAATAGAAGAAACCTTTTCAGGAGCAGCCTTGGAGGAACCCGCCTGTTTTGACCCCGAAGGAGTCACCACGCTTGCGTCCCGTTTCGCCTCTGTACGCTCTTGATCCTGTTCCAACTTTTGCGCCCGTCGCGACACATCGTCATAACGCATGTGTGTCAACGCCGCCTCAAGATTCGTAATCTTGTTGGCTAACGCATGTTGAAACAAATCGTGAGCATCAAATTCGCCGTACTGTCCTTTCAGGTCTTCAACTTGCTTCTCTACTTGTTGTCGTCTGTGAACGCGATCTTGTGCAGCCAACCTCTGCTCAAGTCCACGAATGCGATCTTCTGTAGGATCAGGGGTATCATCGCCCCATGCCGCACTATACGGATCAACTTCAGTCGTTTTTGACGCCTGATTAGTTGAAACCCCAAACGCATCCGCTAACGCTGACATCGTCCCTTCCGGGTCCGCTTCCAACGAAGTGACTATCGCTTCGGCTTGCTGCAACCTTTTGCGTTCGGATGCCAGTTCCTGCGTCTTACGGGTGTAATCCGACTGT